ATTGGAATCACTACAAACTAAACTTGAAGAAAACAAATTAAAATATATTAAAAAAATTGAAGTATTAAATGAAGAACAAAAACAAAGGCAGATAGAGATCGAGGCTGCAAAGGGAACAAGTTATAAAGATGTGTACACACAAGAGGTAACATCTAAAGAACAACAGGTATCCGAACAGCAAAAACAACCTGAAAAACCAGAAGCTAAACCTGAAAAACCAACAAAGGAAGCTAAAGACCCAGGGGAAATCTTAAAGGAAAGTGATTCATCGGATCTTCTTAAATTTGCAAGTAAAAATGATTCAGGAGTTAATGTAGATAAAATACATCCTGAATTAAAGAGGAGAGTAACCGCTGTAGCTGCTGCAATAAAGGAACAGACTGGACAAAAATTAATTATTACATCTGGATATAGATCGAACGAAAAACAAAAAGAACTATGGGAAGCAAAGGTGAGAGAATACGGTGGAGATACTAGTCTTCCATATCCATATGGGCTAAGCAGTCAGACTATATCTCAAATAAGGTGGAAAGTTGCGCCTCCTATGCCTATAGGCAAAGGTAGCTTACACTTTAAAGGTTTAGCTATGGACTTAAACAGCAAACAATTAAACACGTTTGCTGGAAGTAGAGGGAGCTCGACTGGTTGGTTGGAAAAATTTGGACTAATTCGTCCGATACCTGGTGAAGATTGGCACGTTCAATTAGATGGAACTCCACCATCATCAGATAATCCAGACAATCCAGGATCACCAGTTCAGGTGGCAAATGATGATGCTAATAAATCAATTAAGTTGGCAGATGGCAAAACTGAACCTGTTAATAAAGGAAATAATATAACTAAAGCTTCCATGGAAGCCAAAATAGAAAAGCCTGAACCAGAAGATGTTGTAATAGTGCAACAAGAAAATGAACAGCAGTCACAAAGTTTACCAGCAACTAAACCAGGGTCGTATAAGGGTGTTCCTGAACAAAAGAAAACAAACAATGCTGCATTGCTATATAAAAATGTAATGGAAGCCGCATAACATGGATAAAGATAAACAACAAATATATGAAAATATTTTAGGTTTATTAAACGTGTTTTCATTAAAATTTAAAGAGCATGAAAAAAATCTATATGAAGCCGAACAAGCTGAACAAGCTGAAATGGCAAAAAAAATAAGAACGATTGATAGAACACCAGACAAAATAAAAGAAGAAAATGCCAAACAGGAAAAGAAAAAAACTAGTGTAGTATCAAAGGTAATTGGTTCTTTATTGTTTGCGTTGTTTGCTTTTTTGCCTGCCATCATAAAAGTTATCAGGGATAATATTCAATTTATAAAATCTTTACCAGAAAAAATTATGGCATGGGTGTCAGATACTGGTAAGTACATAACAAATGCAATTAAAGAAAACGTTGTTGACCCTTTAAAACAATTTGTTTTTGTAAACTTTCTAGGTATCTTAGATGCGTTAAAAGAGCAGATGACTGACGGCTTTGAGAGATTATTCTTTTGGCCTTTAACCATTTTAAATAAAACTAAGCAATTTTTTGTAGAATCAAAAATCTCGGTATATGAACTACTAAAGTCAGTAGTTTCAAATAAACTTGTGACCAAATATCTTGGAATAGGACAAGCACAAGCAGATGCTCTACAGAAAAAAATAGATGATAGTTATAAAGAATTACAAGTATTGAAAGAAGAACAAACGTTAAGAGAAGAGTCCTTAGAAGCCCTAGACAAAAAAGATTTTGGTTCTATGGTTGAGGAAGCGCAGCAAAAGAGAGGCGAAACTTACGAACGCGAGCAACAAAAAGAAACTCCTGCTCCAGCTGTAAAGATTCCAAGCACTCCTGGTACCATTGTTAAAATCATAGAGGTAGGTCCAGGGTATAACATATTAGAACTACAAGACGGAAGAATTGAAAAAAGAACAGGTGATAGAAATTGGAGAAATAATAATCCTGGTAATATTATGTATGGCGACTATGCTAAATCAATGGGGGCCATCGGTACAGACGGACGTTTTGCAATTTTTCCAACATATGAAATGGGAAGACAAGCAAAAGAAAGATTGATATTTGAAGGAAAAAACTATAGGGATATAGACTTAGTTTCTGCTATAGGAAGATATGCTCCACCAAATGAGAATGATACTAAAATGTATCAAGACGCTGCGCTAAAGGCAGTTGGTGGTGAAAATAAACTAATGAAAGAATATGATGCATCTCAAAGAGAAGCTATCTTAAACACTATTCAAAGGATAGAGGGATTTAGAGTAGGAAAGATCGATGTAGTACAAGAACCGACTGCAATAGTTCAAAAAGATCAAGCAGTTCCAGCTACATCGGTAGCAAGCACAGGTAGTGAAATAACATCTAGTACTCAAGAAGTACAACAGATTAAAAAACCACGTCGTAAAAGAATAGTGACTGTGCCCGCAGAACAACAGGCACAGTCACTCGGTGCAATGAAACCAGATCCTCAATCACAAAATCCATTACAAGCAGAATCTAATCCCAAGAACCTGTACAAGAACAATCTAGAAGCTGCTTAATCCTCTTCTGCCAGCTTCTTGAAGAAGTCAAGACCTTCGTCTTCATCTCCCCAACCAATGTCCTCAGCGGGTTGCGCCTTAGCTTCCTTACTCTTGAAGTTTGGAGTAAACTTCATCTCTTCAGCTGTTTCTGTCACCTTGGCCTGCTCTTCGAACTGGTTAGCATTCCATCCAAGAACACGATGAAGCCTAGACTTTAATTCATCATATGTCTTGAAATTTGAAGGGAGAAGAAATTCCTGGAGTGAATATTCCTGCTTCCAAATCTTTTCGAGCTCTTCATCATCTGAAAGAAGTGCTGACTTAGAGTCAAACTCAGACTTATCATAATTTCTATATCCTTCAACCTGACGGATCTTAAGCTTAAAATTTGCACCTTCCCAAAAATCAAAAGGATTCGTTGGCTCTTCATCCTGAAACTGAGGAGACATCAAGTCGTTAAGCTTGTCAAAGATCTTCTTTCCATACTGAAAGAGAAAAACCTTTCCCTCATTCTGAGGGTTTGCAGGATCCTTTACGACGTAGATATTGCTGATGTAGTGAAGTCGACGCTTTTGCTTGCGTACAACCTCCTTGTTCTCCTCGATTCCAGAATTCCATAGCTGGGAGTTATATTCGGAGACAGGATCCTTTTGACCTAGAGTGGTCAAAGACTTTTCAATATACCAACCGCCAGGACCTTGAAACCCGTGATCCCAGATACGCACGAATGGAGTATCTTCTGTGGGAGGAGCAGGAAGAAACCTGATTACGGCATATCCATTTCCAGCCTTATCGACCTCTGGCTTCCAGAACCGATTATCTTCCTTTGATTCATATGCACCCTGCTTGTTGATTTCGCTTGCAAGCTTTTCAAGCTGGGTCTGACGATTATTTTTTAGTTGTGAAAAAGATGTAGTCATTTATATTACCTCGTATTACAGTGTATTAAACGTATTAACAGCGTGTCCACATATTCATGATGATAGACGTATTTATTATACCACGCATAATATAACAATTACACAAATTTATCCTTCAATATTTGAACGCATTTTTCCCTATCATACTTTACAAATGATTTATATTTTAAACACTTTTTGTGTAGATCGGGCCAGATCACAGTGTCTTCAATTTTATTCCTCCAATGATTAAAGAAGTTCAAAATTTCATTTGAGATGATGATCGTTTCTATACAGATTTCTTTTGTAAGAAATAGTTTAAGCATATGAGGATATTCGCCATGCTTAGTCATAATGTTTTCATTAAGATCATCTTTTAATTTAGCTATATCATTTTCAAAGATATATGTTATAGATTGTTGACGCTTTAGCCATTCAGTATACACCTTTTCAGATTCACTTGAAAGCATGTCACCTATCCATTTATCATCATCTTCTATAAAGTTTGAAATTAAATATCCTTCAACGTCTTTTTTCTTAGAAAGCTTATAGAACATATATTTGTCTTTTCTAACTTCAAACGACGTAGCTTTAGCATTTACTTTACCATTATATTTAAAGTAATCATATCCATCTTTATGGAAATGTTGTTTTAAAGCAAGGTACTTTTTATAAGCCTCGAAAGGTTCCATAATCATATTGGAAGTTTTGCACTTTTAGGTAGATAGTTTTTTTCCTCTGCTGCATATTGTATCTTAGCTTTGATTTTACTGGAACTCTTTATTAGAGACGCTGCGGTTTCAATTTCTATTCCAGTTTTCTCACAATAATGCACAACCGCATCTATATAATCAATATGATGTTCTACGACCAATTGATCTATTTCTCTAATAAATTCTTGTATAGATTTTACTGAATTGATTTTTATATTTTTCATAGTTTGTAAAAACGGTGCCTTCCTATAGTTACAGTTGGTCTAATTTTTGTGTTAAACCAAGGTTTTTTAATATCATCTCGATGAAAAAAAGTGGCTCCCTTTGTTGAATCATGCATGTTTGAATAGTTCAACATGACAAACTTTGCAATCTTCTGGCTCTGCACATAGGCAGACCAATATTTGATTCTTCTATTTTTAGAACATACCCATGAAAATTGACATTTCCATTTAGTTTTCTGATATACGACACCGCATATAGTGTCTGGAAATCTTCCATGATTGAGGCGATTTAATGTAACTAAAGCGACTGCAATTTTTCCAGAATCTTTTTGATTTCCGGCTTCAAAATAAATATTGTCAGTGAGGCATTTTAGTTGGGTTTGATCTAACACCTCAGCATACGGCTTATAGCCAATCATTTCTTTTTTTACAACATATGCCGAATATGAATTAGCATTTATTTCAGTGCTAACTAGCATAGAAATTAATATGAATATTATTTTTAACATTGGAGTCTCCTTATTGAAGGGAGAGGATGCGATTATCTTCCCATTGTGTAGTTCGACTGGATTCTAACGTGTGGATTTTGAAAAGTCCAACATTCTCCAGTTTCGTCTAAAAACACTACCCATTCTAGATGATGCTCTTGAGATCTTTCAATCAAGAAATGGGCCCATCCTTTTCCCTTTGGAGTTATAAGTGGTATTGGGGGGTTTAATTGTATCATAGTTTTATGGTGCTGGCGGAGGGAATCGAACCCCCGACCTTCGACTTACAAAGACGCTGCTCTACCGACTGAGCTACACCAGCATTGTATTATTTTACTAAGAAAAATTATTTATGTACATATTTTTTATATAGATTTTCACTCATTCGGTATGCCTGTTTCTCCCATGGTGTATTCATATACGCATAATAATCTTCAATATGATATGACTCTGTGTCTTCATATATTTTCTTCTTCCATCTAACTTCACCGGTATAGAAATCTTTGAGTTCAGATGTCAAATATTGTTTAACGTGTACTAATTCGTGAAACAATGTTTTTCTAAAAGTTTTCTTAGATAGTTTATCGCTTAGTTTAATTAAGAACTTTTTAGGGTTGTGTATTTGGTCGGTCCAAGTACATAATCCTACAGCATTTTCTGCTGATACCTCTTCATGGTCTAATTTTATTGAGATATGCACATTATTCAATTTTTTTCTATTGCTCTTAAACATATGTTCAAGTGCGAAGGTCGTTAAGTCACGTATCTCTCTCTTTAGCGTCTCATCTGAACATTTGTATATTCTAATGTTCATGAGTTTACCTCTGATAGTTTTTAAAGATAGCTCTTACTTTTTCTTCATAACTAGAAGTTGATTTAATAAAATATTGAGGTGTATTTCCCTCAACGGCGATCAAGATAACGAGTTTAGGAACATCTATTCCCTTTAATTCGCGTATCATCAGTGCGTACGTGGTGGCTTGTAGAAAATAACTTTCTATGCCTTCTTCTGTTTTATGCTTACTTGACGTTTTAAAATCAAGTATGGCATTTTTTCCACCGATATTACAGAAGAGGTCAGCTCTTCCAGCGGTTTTTAGCTCATGAGAATATAACGGTATTTCATTTCCGTAAACAATATCCACCATATCTATATATTTCTGGATAGATTTGAACATGTCTACGGTCAATGGCATCTGTTTTTCTGCAAAATCTTCATGGTTTAACATGTATTTTTCGCACAAATTATGCAATCTGGTCCCCCGGGTGGAGGCGTACGTGGATATTTTATTAGCCTCCTTTTCCCCCACCCGGGCCCGCCATTCATAGATCCATTGCTTATTCAAGCTACCTAGAACAGTGGTGACTGATGGATACTTGCTTCCATCTGGCGTTAGATAGAACCTTTTACCATCTTCTGTTACGGTTTGTAGTTCAGAAAATTCAATTTCTTGCCTATTGAACGTCTTATTACGTAAACCCGAGCTTATGTTTTGCAATTATATATTCCTTAACAATTCCAGAACGAACTATATCGTCCACTCCAAATTCAACGTGGGAGAACCCGTTCATGCAATCTAACACCTTCATGAAGGAAAGTAAATCACTTTTTTCGTGTCTGGTTAAGTCGGATTGTCTGTAATCTCCGCACATCATGAGTCTACAATTAGATCCTAGCCTAGTTATTATAGAATCTAATTCATGAAAATTCATATTGTTGACTTCATCGGCTATGATGATAGTGTCATAGAATGTGTTTCCACGGATAAATGAGGTAGTAGTAAAATCTATAACCTTCTTAGTTTTAAGAAGATCATACGCGTCTCCTCTCCCAAACAGATCAGTGCATATGGTTTGATATGGTATTTCGTATACTTTAGTTTTGTCTTTAATAGACCCTGGAAGGAATCCAACATCTCGTGTAGGAACTGCACTTCGTACAATCATAATCTGTTTATATTGACTCTCACCGCTATAGATTTCTTTTAAGGCTAAGTATAAAGAGACGTATGATTTTCCAGTGCCAGCTAGTCCGTGGAGAAGTAAGTTATACCCTAGACTCCAAGATTTAAACGCAGCCCTTTGGTTTTCAGTTAATGGGTTTATTCGTTTTAAACTTAGGTGATTTTTATTAAGACATTCTTCTTTTTTTTCTTGTTTTCTTTTTCTTTTATTAAGCCTTTGCTCAAAACGTGTTAACTGTACTTCGTCTATGTGCCCGTTTAATATCTTTGAGTTTGTCTCTAAAAGCATCGTCCGGTTTCCTTATCCCCAGCCTTATTGGATCTATAGTTCCAATTGCGCTGGTATGTATTTGTTGAATGTGGGGATTTTGCTCAAGATATTCATCTTTTAATGAAATTGATTTAAAAAATTTGTCGTATTCCACCTCCGTTAAGGTGTCTCTAAAAGAATATGTTGGCATGTTATTCCTCTTCTGAATATTTAATTAAATCAATTAAATTTTTAGAGCGAAGTGCGTTGCTTATAAACTTTTCTTTCTTGCTTTTATGCCTTAATGCATAGCGTGGCTTGACGTTTTCATCATAGTCTTTATCACGCTTCTTAATCTCTTTATAAGACTTACTCATGATCTCCTCTTAAATAACTAAATCAGGGAAAGCTTGTTGAACTATCTTTTTGGTTAGTCCCTTGAATGGGATTTTCCTACTCTTCATTGCCAACAACAACAATGCGTCTTTAGGATCTATAGATTCTAACATTTGTACAAATAAAACTTCACGTCTAAGCGGTGTAAGATTAGGATTACCTCCTTCTATAAAAAGATACATCTTACGAAGTTCTGGCAATAGTCTTCCTTCAATATCAACAAATCCAGAAGGTTTATATGGTGGATCTCCCTCTGGCAACAACCACTTTATATTAGGACTAAGCATGTATTCAAACACCGTCCGAAACACATTGCTATATTGATCTTTTTGAAGTGCCTCAACCCTCTCTTTTACAGTTGGTAGTTGAGATATTTCATTTAACATATCATATAAACATTTTCTCATTGTTCATTCCTAAAAATCGTTAATTGATTCCATTAATACTTTCAATCTATTCTTAATAAAATAATTGAAAATCTTTGACTTATCTTTTCCAGACTGCGATTCATATTCGTTAATAATATTTGTTTTAATTGTGTCTGGAGTGTTACGAAGGTCGATCAACAATTCATTCCTTTTAAAATTACGAAGTTTTTCTTCATCGGAACAAAAAACTTGATGAGGCTGAGAAACCCAGTCGGATAGGTTCTTTTTAGTGATTGGTTTTTGTCGTATACCATCTACAAAACTATTGTCTGGTGATAGGAAGTTTGGAATTCCATCACCAATGTCTCCTTTAATTATGTGTTCTTTCATAAACACGGCAGGATCATCTGCCGATATATACTTCTTATTTATCGGATCGTATTGCTTAACCGACACACATGAATTATACATTTGAAGTTGGATAAAATCCTTGTCTCCTGATAGGATTAGGATGTGTTCCTTTTCTGAAAGATTCCTCTGAGAAAGAGTGACTACTAGAGTTCCAATTATATCGTCTGCTTCAGCTCGGTCAACGTTGATGACCCTGTATGGAAAATATTCTTTTAGTTCATCACGTACGGTATTCAAGCAAGTAAAGATTAAATTCCAATCAATATCAGAGCTGTCTCTGCTTTTTTTACGATTGGCTTTGTAGAATGGAAACGCTTCCTTTCTCCAGCTACGTTTACCATCTGTTGCAATAACAAGTTCACCGTATTCCTGATGAAACTTCTTATAAAGAGATCTGATCGTATTCAATGTGGTTGATCTAAATAGATCAAGTTCAATTGGGGCAGACCCTAAATGTTTACCATAAAGGGCCATTATATTTGCAATCATGACTTGATTCAAGTCAAGGATAATCATTCTATATTCTCCAAAATTAGGTGTCGTCGTCTTCCGTAGAAAGGTAGTCTACATGTTCGTCTATTAGATCTTGTACTGGATATTCTATATCTTCATGTCTTAGAAGAATTGATTTTAACACGATCAAAAGAAAAGCGATATCCTTAGTGTTAGTTATGTTATAACCATTGTCAAACATAATCCTTAAATTTTCTTTTGTAAGCTCTTCCGCCAAAAGAGCAGCTACTTCCAATCTAGATATTGCTATCTTTTTCCTTAATTCTTCTACAGTCTGGGGAGGAGCACCGTCTTTAGTCTTTGGAAAAACTACTACATTATCTATTGGATCTTTTGCTGTCTTTATCTTTGACATAAGGCTCCCTATCTAATTATTCTTAGGATTATAGTATCATCATTTAGTCGACCATTGACCTCAATAGGTTTGGTTTTAATTTCATCCATCAATTTTTTAAGTACTATTTTTCCTCCATCTAAAACTCTAGGAAGTATATCCTTAGGTTTACGAATCTTCTTTTTTATGGAAGAAGATTCATCATAGTTTTGAAGCGTAGTTCCCTTAATCGAAAACCCCGATGATCCTAACGCGTTAAAAACTGTTAATTGATCGTACTTAGTATTATAAATCCATAGCTGTTGAGCCCCCACGATTCCTTGGGGATTTACGGATTTAATCTTTAAGGGTGAGAATTCCCTCTGATACTTTAGTGTATTTATCTGCTTTTCGACCGATACTGGTTTCTTTTTTCTAGTAACTTTAGGTCTTGCAGACTTAGTATTACCAACATATCTATCTAGATCATCTATACACAGATTCAAAGCCTGAAGAATCTGCTTCTTCCTAGATTTAGAAATATAGGCATAGGCTTCTTCTAACTGCTCACAACCTCCTGCCATGAGTTCTTGAAACTCGTTCAAGTAGCTAGTTAGTATATGGCCTTTAATGTGTTTACAGATATGTGTGCTTAGTTGTTCCCTTTGAAGGTAGCCATACATATCAAATCCAATGGTTGATTTCTTATCGAAATACCAAGAATCGATTATATCATCAAGATAGAAGAAATGGTTAGTAGCTATATTTAGAATTCTATCTTGTATTGACACCACGTTGTTAGTGGTGGGTTTTTCTTCTATTAGTTTTACTGCATAAGACAGAATTTGATTGATTCTGTCATCTATAGCAGTCTCTACCTCTCCAATGAATTTAGTTCCATTGTTAGACATCCTACAAAGAGTAGAAAGAGTCTTCTTTAATGAATTATAAGAATAAGAAATTACATGATTGATTTTTTGTTTGTCAAAAGAATGCTTCTTCATGTAGTCTGAAATCCATTTGTTACACATGGTTTCATCAGACATATAAGAATACCAATTAAGACACTTGACAAGATCAACAGATGTTTTAGAGTCTATTGTTCCTTCAAAGATAGGCTCTAAGCCTATCATTTTTTCAGCCATTAATTTCTCATCTAACTTCATGCTAACTTTTTCCTCTTAAGGATTGAGTTTAGGAACACTTCCCATTGTTGCACACGTCGATCCCAATTGTACATACTATCTACAAAAGATTTTGTAGAATCTACAGCTCTAAGTACATGATCGTCTTGGATAAACTTTATAGCATTATTAAGTTCTTGATAAAAAGCTCCAATATGATCTCTAGGATCCTCAAGATATTGATACATCCATGTTAGATTAGCTCCAGTTTCATATAGAGCACCATAGTTAGGATGAACACAAAGACATCTAGCGCTCATAGCTTCAAGAAGGGCTATACAAGAGGTCTCTAACCACATGGATGGATAGGCAAAAATGTGGGCTTTTTGTAAAGCCTTTCTAACCTCAGAGTTGGGCTTAAATCCATGATAGTTGATTTTAGGATGTTCTCTACATACATCAAATAGTTCTTTATATGGTTCATCTCTTTGCTTCCAACCATATATTTCAAAGCTAGAATACACATCTAGTTCTATATTGTCATACTTCTTAGCCAACTCAATAAAAGCGGGGATCAATAGCTGAAGACCCCTATGAGGAGTCGTATGATAAATGAGTTTTATGGTTTCGTATGATTTTTCTTCAAATGGGATGGGATCAATTGCATTAGGGATGACAACAGACTTATACCAAGGTATTTTATAATAGTTGATATAATTTTGCATTTGCCAGTTAGATACAAATACTAGATGCTCGAATTTATTATATCCACCAGTTTTAAGATGTTCTGATTCTGGATCACCTGGAAGATCATGCAACCAATAAATTGGAATTAGAGCAGGATCAATGTCTCTAACTCTAGAACAGATAATTTGAAACTTGTCTAGGATCTGTGAGTCAATTCTCTGAGACAGACCATACTTCATCTGTTCAGTTCCACCCATTGCGTTTTGTGAAAGTTCATCAGTTGCTATAGGCATAATTTCTCCAATATAAAAAGAAGGGGGCCCGAAGGCCCCTTCAAAGCTTAGTTACTAAGGGCCTTCTGAGGACTCGTTGCAGAAGTGCGACGAACCGGACGCCCCATCTTGTAAAACGACTTGGTCTTATTTCGATCGCGCTGAATCTGATGACCAGTCTGTCGAAGTTCACTGATTGCGGCAGTGGGATTCTTTAGACCAAACCTAGCAGAGATCTGCTTGCTAGTCAAATTCGCACCACTCTCAAACGCCTTCAGAAGCTTACCAATCTTACTCATAACTATATATCTCCAACATATTAAAACTAGTGAAGGTCACTAGCACCCTTGTGCATTATACACAAACTTAAAAATAAGTACACTACTTTATCTTTTTCAGATATTCAAACGTTTCCTGCCAAGAAGAAACTTGATATACATTATACTTCTTTCTTCCAGCATTGTACATAGCTTGTGCTAATGGTTTATCATTACCAAAGCCTTTGATTTCATTACCAAAAAATACAACGGAATCCATTTCATTAAAATATTTTAACACCTGAGACTTATCGAACCCCTTTTCACAAATGTCTACACTAGTTTCTCCAGACAAAAAAACACTAAGATTAGGAAAAGTTTCTTGTACTTTCTGTGCAATTCTAACTCTTTCCTTCGAGGTTTTGTCCCACGTAGTGTATCTTTGACGCTCTTCCTTTGAAGCATTTTTTCCAACAATTGAAAAACTTATAAGACCAGTCCTGTATTCAATGTTTGGGCCTGATCTTATCTTAAAATCACTCTGCTTAATAATATCCTCGAGTAAAGTGACTAGATCAGATGAAGGTCTCCAATTGTTTACTACTGCCTCCTTTTCATTCACCCAAATTGAGTTACCTGCTGATGTAAAAGATGCTTTACAGCTAGTAACAAGTCTTCTTCCCAATCTAGGAAGAATATTGATATATGAATTGTTGGTACAGAGATATGCATCGTGTTTATTTACCCAAGTTTCCATCCAATGCATGAATTGGGAATCAATAGGTTCATTGGCGTCAACTAAGGTTCCGTCAACATCAAATAGATATGCGATTTTCATTTTAGATCATCATAATAAAGTGTTGATACGTAACGCCC